CTCCTGTTGCTCCTGTCGGGCCTGTTGGACCCGTTGGGCCTGTCTCGCCTGTTGCGCCTGTAGGGCCAGTTGCTCCCGTTGGACCCGTTGGGCCTGTTGGTCCCAAAGGTCCCGTATCTCCTGTAGCACCTGTGGGTCCAGTTGGACCTGTGTCTCCTTGTAGACCAATGGGACCGGTCGGCCCTGTATCACCAGTTGCGCCGGTTGATCCTGTTGGTCCGGTTGGTCCTGTTGCACCTTGTACCCCTTGTGGTCCTGTTGGGCCGGTTGGTCCGGCTGGTCCTGCGTTAGCGGTGGAGACTACCGTGACGACAGCATCAACAGATGCGGCAGAGACGGCAGGGATGGTGAGCATACCAACAGTGGTGTCGGTGCGGGTGACGGTGATTTCGGTGGTGCCGACCCGTGTGACGGTGATATTGAGCGTAGCCATCGGCTACCTCGTCACATCTGCAAGTACGGTTACCGTGCCTGAGAGGACTGTCGATACTGTACCGGTGGCGTTTTCTTCCAGATCCCAGTAGGCGATCCCGACAGGGAGGGCGGCTGAGTCGGTAGCGGAAAGGACACAGGTGACCTGCCCTGCGGCTCCGTTCGTCACGGTGCAAGTGAATGACGCTTTGACGGTGGTGGAATCCTGCGACGACCTGATCTGCGCCCGGTAGGTGCGACCGGTGATGTTGACGGGGGTGGTGCCGTCAGTCGTCATGGTGACGACGAGGGTTTCGGTGTCGCCACGGACGATAGTGAGGTCTTGGTCAGCAGGGGTAGCCATCGTCTACCACTTTACACGATCAGCCCAATACGCCGCTGACATCTTACCTTTGGCGATGTTCTTGGCGTGGCGGGCTTTGAATGACTCTCGACGCTTCCTGTCGGCCGCTGACTCGCCAGCCTTCTTCGGGGAGCCAGACACGCCTTGCTGACCGAACCGGATCAGTTTCACCTTGTCGCCTTCTTTGGCGAGGACAGCGTGGGATTTCTTGGCGTTCGGGGTGCGCTTCGGTTTGTTGTAGCCAGCGAACTTTTCGCCCCGGTATTCGATGCTCATTGCTTCGCCGCCCATGCGTTGTCGACAAGGTTCGGGTACTTACGACCAGCCTTCTTAGCCCGTGCCTCAGCCGCCTTCTTCTGGCTGGCAGTCAACGGAGTGGACTTCTTCTTTGGGTTTTTCTTATCCCAAAACTGCTTCTTCATTCGATGGCTCCTGCGTCGTAGAGGACTTGGTGGACTCCTTCGGTGAGCATAGCCGTTTCGCCCTTCTTGAATCGGTAGTGGTGTTTGCCGATGTCGGCTTTGACATCCCTCAGGAAGGTGGCCCGGACCATGACATCTGGTTCGACGGTGCGGTTGTGTTTGATGAGATGCCCCTCAGGGACGGCTTCAACGAGTTTGCGGGCGGCTGACTCCCATGAGAATTCCCCCACCCGACTGATGGTGTTCAACGCTTTCTGGCGGTGGTCCTGCCAACGGTCATAATGATCCCGCATCAACTCGGTCAACACCCGCACATCCGGCTCATCCCAGTTGCCACCCAACGGCGACCGGACAGACTTCACCGGGATCACCCCGGTAGCAAGATGAGCGAACTGTTTCTGCCCTGAAGTATCGGACAGGATTGTGGGGATGCCGGAGGCGATGGCTTGTAGCGGCATCAGTCCGAACCCTTCTCCACGGGCCGGGGCGACATACACATGACCTTGCTGGAACCAGTCCCGTTGTTGCTCTAGCGTCATCCACTGCCGATGGAAAGTGACCCCTTTTGGGGGTGGGGCGGTGGGGACATCTTTGGCGTGAGGGGCGATCTTGATATGCAACTCAGTGTCTGGTATCCCCAACCTGCGGAACGCTTCGATGACAACATCTAGCCCTTTGCGGCCCCACAGTGAACCGCCAGCATGAAACCTGAACGGACCCGACGCTGGTTCTTTGACAGGTTTCCAGAAAGTTTGATCCACCCCGAGGGGGACATAACTCACGCTGTCATGATGTCGTGAAAACAGTTCAACATTATGTTGGCAGGTGACAAGAATCTGATCATACTGGCCAAGCCACCTGAGAAAATCCCCGGGCAACTTATCCGTTTCCCACATCGTAAAACAGACACGATGCACCCCCTCCAACCATGACCCTTTCACATACGGCACCCCCATATACACCTCAACCGAGGCTTTCTTATTGAGCGTCACCCCATCCGGCACATGATCCACAAACCCTTTCAACATCGACCCATAGCCATACTTCGGGTCGTTCACCCCCACCCAGTTCTGGTAGTTCACTCCGCAACGCCACGCTTCACAAGGGCTTCAATATTCGGACGACCCTCAACCTGTGCCTCTGTCTTAGCCGTTGCTTCAATCTTGGCGGCCCCATCAATGTTCTTCGGCTGTAACCCCTGCTGGCGCAACCGTTTGTAAGCAGGCATATCCTTGTCCCAGTTCTTCGCCCGCTGATTCGTCTCAGCAACCACCTTGCCACGGGTCGTCGTGGAGTTAGCCCCGAACGAGATACCAGCAACCCGACACCCAAAACAGCCGTCCACATCAAGGTTCGGGTGAACCTCACGGTGTTTCATTCGATGTAATCCTCGTATCCCGCCGCAATCAAATCGGCTTCTTCTTCAGCGGTCAACGGGTGAATATGTCCACCGTGGTAAATCTTTTCCACCGTCGTCATATCCCCGGGCTGATACTCGGTGAACTCACCGGATACCAGTTTGTAGACATTCCTACCCCGAGGCCAGCCCTTCAAGAAACTAAAAATGCCGGTGCCGGAGCCGTCGTCAAAACGAACAAACGGATCTGTTGGGGGTCGGAATGTTGCCACGCATGGAGAATAGCAAAAGCCCCCCCGGTTTCCCGGAGGGGCTTCGCTATTCCTTGTCGGTTAGGAATTAGGCGTTCGCACCGATGGACGACGCCGACTCGATACGACGAAGTGCTTCCTCACGGAACACGCCGTACCCGACGAAGTGCTTCCAGCCCACCGGACGGAAACGCTTCAGGATGTCGGTGATCGTGCCGTACACGATGGTCGGCTGTGCGCCGTACTCGCCGCCGAGGCTGATGCCCTTAGCGAGAGCCTGACGACCCATGACGAGGGTGCCGTACACATCCACCGTACCCGACGACGACGAGCCATCCGAGGCGTTGGCGAACAGCGGCGCACGGGGCGACTCGATGAAACGCACACCCTCAAACAGGCCGATCTCACCGTTGTAGATGCCCTGCGGGTTGACATAGTTCGCCGGGGTACGCCATGCGGCGGCGTCCGTGGCCGAACGGAAGTCGTACGACACATCCGGGTGGATCATCGCAACATACGAACCGCCGATGGTGGGGACATTGGCCTTCCGCAACTGGGCGACAACCTTGCGGATGTCGTTGGCGGTAAGGGTGTCCTCCGGCTGGACCGTGTTACGGGCCGTCGGATCGGTCGCACCGCCAGTGGCGTACACGACATTCGTTCCGGCCTGTGCGGCGTTACGGGCGATGGTGTCGATGGACAGACCGGCGTTGTAGCCGACAGCGTTCGCCGCTACCGGGTCGACCGGGAGGAACGAGGTTGCCCGCAACTTGGCGGTCGTGACGGTGGCGTTGCCGTACTCGTTGAGGGTGACGGACACCTGCGAGTCGCTCAGTGCGACAGGGGTGACATCTTCAGCCTCGCCAAGTGCGGTCGTGGCGGCCGCCATGTCCTGAAAGATGGTGAAGGTGACCGTTGCTCCGGGGTTCGTGGCGTTGGTCGCCTGAACCTCTGCGAACTGATCGAAGTACATCTCGTCACGGAGGGCGAAGTATGCCAACTTCTCAAATGCGGTCTGGTCGACGGACAGGTTTGCTGTCCCGGTTTCTGCGGCGTAGTAATCCGCCATGATTGGTTCTCCTTAAGAACTAGAAGTGGTTGGTTTTACAGTTCGGTCAGGTCGATGCCCTGAGCCTGCGCCTCTGCGAATACCGCCATCAGTTCTGCTTCGGAATTGGCGTCGTTGATTCGCTTGGTCCAACTAGGAATCTCTGTTGATGACTCTGCGCCTGCGGCCACCTTGTTACTGGTCTGCCACGCTTGCTTGTCTTCGTTTGCGACTTCTGGTTGGGGTGTAATCAACTGTGCCTCTTCGGCGGCCTGCCTGATTGCTTCTGGAGAAAGTTCGCCGTCGTAGCCCTTGACGAAATACTTTGCCATTGGTGAAGTCAGGTCGATCCCTGCTTTCACGAATGCCAGTTCTTTCTGGGCCGCTTCTGCTTCCGCAAGCATTTTCTTGTACTCACGGTTTTCTTTCTCCAACTGCTTCATCCTTGCCCTGACGGGGTTGGATTCCTGCGGCTGGTCGTCGTCCTCGTAGAACTCGTCTGCGATGTTTGACATTGGCACTCTCCGTTTCGTCCACGTCGTACCGGAGGAGTACGACGGCTACTTGTGTTGTTACACCCCATACTTACGTCAAGACTTATGGGGGCTGAGTCTTGAGTTCCTCCCATCGGGATCGGTCTTAAGGTATCACGGTTTTTTAGCCTTCGCAACAGTGGTGCTTAAGGCCGCAGTGGGGGCATCGCCATCTAGTTTGGATTGGGTCAAAAGTTTGATCGCAGTTTTGGCAGGTCATTCGCCAACTGTGCGGAGACCGCCCATGCCTGTTTGTCCTGCGGCGAATCCTCCGCCCGCTTCGAACTCTGCTTGACGACGGCGACGACGGGTGGCTACTCGTTGTGCGGCTTGGGCGTTCAGGCCGAGTGCGGCACCAATCTGCTCTTCCTGAGAGATCGCTTGTTCCCCTGCGAGTTGTGGCTGGAAGAGTCCTTCTTGCTGGCGGATAGCGGCGAACCCGGTTCTGGCTTCTTCGACTCCGACTCCTTGTGTGGCGAGTTGTTCTGCCTGTTGGGCGGTGAGGCCGATTCCGGCTTGGAGGCGGGCTTGTGCGCCAACTTGTGCGGCCTGCACCCGACGGGTCAAGTCTTGGCCGGTGAGCCTCTTACCCATAGCGTCCAACGCTTTTGTGGGGTCGAGGAAGTAGGCCGCTAGTTCTCCTTCGTTCACGCCGTACAGGTTTTGTAGTTCTGCCACGGTGGCTGGGTCTGCTTGTCGCACTGCGACGTAGGCGGCTTGTGCCCGGTCACGGAGTTCTGCACGTGATACTTCGCCGCCGATGAATCGGGCGAGTGAGGCGGGATCGTCGTAGAAGCCGGGGGGGAAGCCTGAGTCACGTAGGTCGTTTTGGAGTTCTTGTTCGAGGGCGATGTAGTTAGAGAACGAATATTCGGCTTTCCCTTGTTCTCTGAGGATTTTGTTGCCTGCGAATCGTTCATCGAAGATTGCTTGAATAGCAGGTTCCTGAGAAACGTAGAACGCAATGGTGTTGTCGTCGAGCACGGCTGTCGGGTCCGACACCTTCTGGTCGAAGAAATTGAACACCTGTTGCTGTTGCTGAGGGTTCAGCCTCAGGCGGGTAATTGTTGCTTTAAGAACGTCTGATGCTGGCATTACCGTGTGCCTCCAAATATCTTGTTCAACGTGGCCGCAACTTCCGAGTATTCCCTATAGGCGTTCTGAGTATTCTGCCACTCTGGCTTTTTGCGGAGGTAGGCGACCCATTCTGTGGAGGTCATCATGCGGGGCTTTTCAGGATCGGGCCCAGAGAACAAAGGGGACATGGCGGGGCTGGTAAGATCGACGTTTTCTTCGGGGACTTCAAGCACCTGAGAATACAGGTTCTTGTACGGTGCAACAATCTGTTCGAAGTTGGCGGTCTTCAACCTCTCAGACAAAGACGGGTAAAGCGTCTGTGCCGACTGCCTGACATACTCTGTGAACTGATCCGGGGTAGCACGGTTGGTCGAAATGTCAGCAACATACTGGTTGAGAACATTGTCACTAACCGTAACCCCAAAGTCTTTAGCAATCTTTCTCAGGTCTGACGCAGTAGGTGTAACGGATACACCAGCAGATGGCTGTCCTGCAACAGCGATTTGCCCCCCGCCAGCGGCCATGTAGTTGATTGCTTCGGAAGCCGTGTACTCGTCCCACTGGTTACCATCCCAGCCGTCACGGGTTCCCTTTTCTGCAATAGCACGAACCTGATCTTCGCCAACCGTCAGCCCTTTACCACTAAGCACACGCCGGACAAGGGCAATGTTCGCATCAACCTTTGCGGCGGCTTCAGTAGGGTTAACGGTTTTTTGGATGTCGTATGACTCTTGAGCGTTGGTTCTGCTTTTGGCCCAGTCGGTGTTATCGACCTGACGTAGCAATTCGTCGACAGTCCATTCGTTGATAAAGGCGTTCTCAAAAATGGACTTGAGTTCTGGGATGGAGTAAAGATCTGCGGCCGAGCCATACAACTTGCGGGCCTCTTCCATGACCTTGCCCGACATCACCAAAGCAGTTCGTTGCGATACGCCACGGGCATTCTGAAGTTCTGTCAACCTGCGGCTATAGCCGGGGCCATCTTTCTTAAGACGTCCATTGTCCGTCAGGTAGTCGTTGATCGATTTGTATGTTTTCTTGAGGCGCTTGTTCGCATCAGCAAGAAACTCTTTATCTCCCTTAGCCATCAGACTTGATACCTTTCCTTGATCGCCTCAAGGTACGAACCGAACTGGCGAGCGTTCGTTTCATCTGGGAACATCTGCCCCAACTGTGATTCAGCAAACGCCTCTGGGCTGGGCGCTGTTTCAACCTGCTGTATCGTGTCTGAACCGGCGGCAAGACCAGCCTGCTTTTCGAGTTCACGGTACATCTTGGCAAGACGGGTCAGGTCACCTTCTCCAAGTTTGCGGCCCAATGCCTGCTGAGAAACACGGTTGATGACGTTTTTGATGTCGAGTTCGTTCGATACCCGATATTGGGTCAACTGGCCTTTGGGGCCGCCACCAAGGGCGGCACGTCGCAAGATCGTAGCGTCGGTGTCCTCACCGTAGCCGTTGGCTTCTTCGAGCAGGTTGTAGTAGGCGGCACGAGTTGGCCCGTCAGCCACTCCCGGTGAATAGTTGTCACCAAGAAGACCGACGGCGTTCATCGCCCGTTGAAGATTTGAAAGGTCTTCTATCGACAGTGCAAAGATTTTATCTTCATCGCCAGCAAAATACTGAGGTTCCCGCTGGGTTACAACCATCGGTGTACCTGTGGCGGCACCAGCCCCGGACGTTGTGGGGTACCTAGCGCCAGTCTGGTACTTGTAACCCTCATACCGGATCAGTTTCCCCTGTGCGTCGTAAAGCCTGCGGCCACGAACGCCAATAGCGGAAACAGAAAAGTCCCCATCCTCTTCAGTGAGAATCCCCGGTCTTGTCAAGTCAGGGCTAACTCTGCTGTTTCCGGCCGCAGGGGTCGACGATCTTGTTGGTACTGTCGTGGTCGTCGCACCAAATTGACGTGCCGCAGGAACAGTCGGCTGTGTGGAGGGCGTAGTAGTTGTAGTTGTTGGGGGTGTCTCAGCCATAATCAGTCCTCAATCTCTACAGAAATAAACTCTCGTGACAAAACATTCTGCCACAGGTTCACAAATTCAGGGGTTTCCGAGGCTAGACGTTCGCCTTCCTGCCAAAGCGCCCCACGAAGAGCAATAGCGGCCCGGTTCGCCGTCATTGTTTTCCAGTTCTCCTCGCTGACCTTGCTGGTGTTAGCGACAACGAACTCCACGTTTGCGTCTCTGAACTCAAGGTATGCACGGGCGGCTCTGGCTACAGCATTATCTTGCTGGCTGGGTTCAGCCACAAAACGACGGACCTGCTGAATCTGGATTTCCCGGTTTTTCTTTGCTTGGGTAGCGGCAGAAGCCCGATCCCAGTTCGGGTATGCCTTCGAAAGGCCATCCGACAATCTCTTACGTTCTTCCTTGATAGCGCTATCTGCGGCCTTGGTGCCCCGCTGATTCGGCGGGATGCTGTCTTCAAAGGCTCGGATGTTGCGATTAAAAAGGAAGTTGGCGACTGCCGATTCGACGTTTTTGGCGAACTGTTCTGGGTCTTTGTATTCGACATCGCCGGAGAGGCGCTGGATGTTCCACACGTCAGGGTCAAGATCGCCAGCCTTCGGTGAAAAATATCCACCAACTTCTGGGTATCTATCAACAACTTCTTTGTTTTGGCGATACCAGTCGTAGTATTCACGGGTTGAGGTAGACCCGGCGATGGTGCGGTCAGTAACAGGTTGAAGGAACGCAACCATGTTTTCTGAGCCGAATTCCTCTACGAACTGTTCCAGTTTGTCCTGATAGTCCAGTCCTAGTTTGTCGCCGTCTTTGTCAATCTGAACCCAGCGTTGCGACAAGACAGACAGCAGGACATTCCCTTGTTTTGTTTTGGCTGACCATTGGGCGATAGGGGCGCCGGGAAGGAATAGACCGGCCCAGCCGGTAAGACCCCAGATTTTTATTCCTAGTTCTTTCCCGTCGTTCTGCCATTCTTCAAGCGATTCGTCGCCTGTCGGCCCCTGCTGGCCGGGTGTGATCGGGTCATAATCTTTGACTGTCGCCGCCACTTGCAAGGCTCTGAGAACTGATTGAATTGCTTTTTGGCGGTCGTCTACCTTGCTAAAAATTTCAATCCCGTTAGAGCCGAGAATTCTTTGTACCTGTTCTGTGGCCCCGGGAATGAGATACTGGGCGATTGACGGGTCGCTGAGATTAGGCACTCCGTAAGGGGCAATGAGGTCTCGAAGTTTGTCGAACTCTGTCGTGTTCGGAAGCATCGCATTCACCGGTCCGGACACGAAAGGTGACAGTGAAGGGTACGGCGTGGTGATAAGTGAAAGGCTATTCAAAGTATTGCCAAACCTGAAGTCCAAACCCATATCTCTCCACTTCTGGAGAAATTTCCCTCTCACCGCTATAGCAAACATTTCTTCGCCAGATGCGGGATCACGATAAAGAAAAGACTCTTTCTTCCCATCACCGTCAATGTCTGAGCCGAGGAAAGTGTTTTCCTGAAGTTCCCCAATCACTTTGTCGGCACGGTGCAACACCTTTGGGTTGGTTGCAAGTTTGAGGGCGGAGCCGGTCAACTCGACAAAAGCATCGTAGAAAGGAAACAACTTGCGGTGGGCGGCACCGAACTTGGTTTTGCGAGACGCATCAAACAAGGTTTCTCTTGTATTACGGATAGCGAACAGTTCTCCTAGTATTTCTACATCGTCGATTGTCATTTCCCCACGGGCGGTGGCGGCCAACTCAACAATGTCGTCAATGATCGACTTTGCCAGACTGCTGTTTTTTACATTGTTTGCCAGTTTGGCCGCTTCAGCGGGGTTCATAACGGGAACGAGTTCGACGATCCGTTGCCATTTGCTTTGGCTCCACAGCGGGTTACGTGCCAACAGGTCCGAAGACGTCCCGTACAGCCCGTCCCAGAACATGGCAAGCAGGGCGTCGTACCGTGCTGACATACGTTGGGCGAGGTTCTTTACGGTTGCATCTTGGTCATACACCGACGGGAAATAGTTCACACGTGCCGGGGCATTAGGGCTTTCAAGGAAATTGTCCTTGATGAACTTTTTCAGCAGTCGGTTCGGTTCGTAGCCTGCTACCTGCTTGCCAAACTTGGCCCGGTCAGCAAGGCTCTGGAAACCCTTGGCTCCTGAAAGCGCCTCGTTAGCGAACGAGTTGTTGATGATGGCGTCAAGCAGTTGTGGTTCACCGTTGAAGGTGTAGATGTTAATATCGTCGATGTTTTTTTGTACGAAGTTTCGAACACCGTTCCGGTCCCAGACGTAAGACGGATCAAGGTTTCCCACTTCTGCTTTGTATCTGTCGAGGAACTGCTTGAGGTCTCCGCTCATAAAACGGTTTGTGATCTTTTGAACGCTTTCGCCGTCCTTGATGGCTTTGGCGATTGATCGGTAGTAGCCGTTTGAGGCACGTTCAGCGAGTCTTTGTGCCATTGCTTTAGCCCACAGGTCAGGGTTAACGGCTCTCTCAACAGAAATCAGTTCTCCTCGCTTTAGCATCCCTGATACTGCGGCGGGGTGAAGCATCAAATTGCTTGTTCGGCCGGGGGCGCCACGCAGAAGGGCGTCATCTACACCGGGCATAAGTTTTGCGAGGCGCTCATCGAACACGTCAAGTTGTGACGTATAGCCAGCAATTTCGTCTTGGAGTTCAGCAATCCATTCAGCAATGTTTTTGTCACGGTAAATAGTCCGGCCTGCCGCTTGCAAGTCTTCCAGCCTTTTCAGTACACGCCCTGCTTCGTTGGCGGCGGCTTCAATTTTGGCGGCTTTCCGGGCTGTGATAATGACCCGCCCGTAAGCATCGACGGTGTTGCGGTTTGTGAAGATTTGCGCCACATACTGGAACGGGTGGTCGAAGATGCCGGATGCGGAGACACGCAACATTTCTTCTGGCAACACCCGGATGAGGTAGCGGGGGCGAAGAAGGACGTTTGGTTTCCAGACACGTGCCTGCCCATAGTCGAGAAGGTCGCCAACCATTTCTGTTGTTGCAAGCGGTCTATTGATAAACGGGACCAACTCTGTTTCGGTGACAATTTTTTCACCAGTGTCAGGATCGGTAAATGTTTCTGTGACTCTACGGCGGGATGCTTCGAGGCGGGAACGAATCGGACCAAGCCGGTCAGCGATGTAACGCATATCTTCCGGGTCGATAAGTACCGGGTTGACGTTCAAGATTTGGGAAAGCAACAAAGGCCCATACCCGCCTTCAGGGCCTCCGATAAGCCATTCAAGCGGTACAGACGACCCAGCCTGATCGGTGACGAACCCTGACACGGTTTCTTGGTAGCGCTTACGCCACGATGCGACCCGCCTGATTTCGTCTTCTGTGTAGTTCCACTTTTTCAACTGGCTTGCGACGACAGTTTCTTCAAACTTGTTCAACCAGTCGAATACTGCTTTGTTGTCGGTGCCGTCGAAAATTTCGAACAGTTCCGTCATTAAAGCGTTACGGGTTTCGAGCGGGACTTCCAAAACGCCCATCACGCTGTCGGCGTTGTTTGCGGCCTTAAGTGGGTTATTCAGGGGGAAGTCGGTTGCTTCTGGGAGTGTGTCAAAAAATGGGCGGTAGCGGGTGGCGTTGCCCTTGATTGTTGCTCCGACCTTGGTGACGATAGGGCGGGGGTCGATACCGGGGAGAATACGGACGTGTGCGAGAGGGTCGCCCGTGTAGACAGCATCATCTAGTACGGCTACTACTTCGTCAATCGTTTGGGCGTCGGCAAGTTTCTTGGCTGTGCCCGGTGGGATTGTTTTGTTGGATCGGCGCCAGATTTCTGCGGCAGTTCCAGACTGGTCCCCCACGAACCCTTCAAGCCACTGCTGGCCTTTGGGGGTTACTTTGAATGCTTCCCAGTTGTTGGGGTTGACGGTGCGGCGGCCGTTGTCGATAAGCCCTGCGGCGTCGGTAATGATTTTGCCTTCGTCGATTGCTTTTTCAATAACCCGCTTGGCTTTTGGAGAAAGCGTTGTGGTGACTTTGGCACGACGACCGGCACGTGCGCCGGTTGTAATCGGTACTACAACGTCACCGATTCGGGCTACAGCCCCAGCCGGTATCCAGTTCGTGGGATCTGCGCCGATTGTCCAGCCTGCGTCGAGCGCACCGGAGATGACATTGTAGGCGGTGGAGCCGGGTTCGATTACGCCGTTGTCTGCAAGTTGAGCCGAAAACGACCGGCCGACGGTGTATGTCGAGCCGTACAGCGTGGGGTACAGTTCTCTTTTCTTGGCGTTGACTTGGGCTTGTGTTTCTCCGCCAGCAAAAAATCCGGTACCGATGTCAAGTTTTTGGCCGCCGGGAAGAAGATCAGACACCGCTTCTCCGAGGGTGGTGTTACGGATCACGCCAACAAGTTGTTCAAGGGTTGAGGCTTCCGCCTTTTTAAAGCCTTTACCGGCTTTAGGCATCAACGGTATTGCGTTACGGGAGATTGGGTTGTTGTAGGAAAACGCCGCAGAGTTGTTCAACACTTGGAGTGGGAAATCCCATGCTGTTGTGACTGCACGACTCGTCCCTTTGACGCTTGCATACAAAGGTTCGGTGACTGTCCCTACGGTTTCGGTGACGACACGTGTTGCTGGTGAACCAAAAATAGTTTTACCACCGGACTTCAACAGGTTTTCGAAGGCATCTTTGGTGTAGCCAAAAGCATCACCAGCGGCGTCGAGCCCCTCGTCAACCCAGTCAAACGGATTCCACGACATTATTCGGCACCGCCTTCAAGCCTGCTTCGTAGTGCTTTCATGATGCGATCGTTCCGCACACGGTCTGCGGGGGACAGGCCAACTTCCGCCATTTTTTCTGCGGCGTGAGCACCAACTTCTGGCATCAGATAGTCAGCACCGTTAAGGATCAAAGAGGCGGTCAACTGTGGGTTGACCCAGTGGTATTGGGTGGCGGCGTCAATGAGGCGTTGTGCTGTGTCTTCGTTGTACAGCGTTTTGTAGGTTTCAATTCTTTCCGACCGTGCCTTTTCCCATTGCATCACCTGATCGACGTCAAGGGGCATATCGTTTGTGATGAAAGGCATTAGGACCGTTCCAACTCCGAAAGAAACATCAACAGGACAGGGGAAGGATAGACGTCTGCGATGGCACGGACTCTTTCAACAAGGTCTCGTTTTGAACCGACAGCGGGGACGGTTGGTGACGGGCCGAAGATTTCTGGGCCGGGACCGGGACCAACCATTGAGCCGAGGGTTGCTGGTTCGTCAGGGCGTTCAGTTGCACGGCCGAACTCGCCAAGTGACCCCGGCTGAGGTGCGGGGATGTTTGTTTCGGTGGGGGCGGCCGCCATTGGGACGGCTTCTTGTGCTTGCATCTGCTTTGTTGCTTCGCCGTAGGTTTGCCCTTTGGGAGCCATTTTGGCTACTTTGCCTGCGGGGTTACGAAGGTCTGAACGGTTTGGGTATTGCTTTGCCATGTCAGATCATTCCTGCTGGGGCGGGTGCGCCTCCACCACCAAGTTGTGCCAGTAGTGATTCAAGTGATGGCGGGCCTGCCGGAGCGGCTGGGCCTGCCATTTGTTCCATACCCATTCCGGGCATTGACAAACCGGGCATTGTTTCTGGTGACCCGGCCGGGGCCATAGCGGCCTGCCGTTCCTGTGCACGCTTTTGTGCCGCCATGATTGCTTCAGACAACGACATCCTGTTCGATTGTACCTGTTCAGAAATGTAGGCAAGGTCATCTGGCTGGTATGGGCCGTTCGGGTCGGCGGCCTGTGCCTGAATTGAGGACAGCAGGGCGGCTTCGATACCTTCGGCAACGATGCGGTCCTTTTCAAGTTCCGGGTCGGAGATCAGCGGGTCTGCTTCACGGGCTGATTCTTTGGACATAAGACCGGTTCCAAGGCGCTGACCAAGGCCGACGATGAGGCTGTTGACGTCTGATCCTGCGGCTGAGTATGCGACATAGTGGAAATCGGTTTCCCACAGTTTGTTGGGGGTGTAGTCCTTGATTCCTCCGCCGATGCCGGGGATGAAAAACGACTTGGGTGCGTTGCCCCAGTAGGTTTTTTCTAGGTTGATTGCGATTTTGTCTTCTTCGACTCGTGCGGCCGCAAAGATGTCTTGGGCTTCCTGTACTCGGAAGTCGATGGTGGCTGACAGAATGGATTCGCCTCGACGGCCTGTGCGGATGTTGGTGCCGGATTCGCCGCCGAACTCTGCGGGGATGGCGGCTTCAAGTCGTTCTTGCCGTTCAAGACGGTCGATGGCGACGTCGGTTTTGTAGCCGGGTTGGGCGTTCAACTGTTGAATGTCGCCGCCTTTGACGACTCCCAACTGTCCGGTTTTGCCGTCGGCCAACTGGATGATTTCGGGGTTTTCGCCGGGGCGGGCGATCAGGTATTCGTCGGGGAAAATGCCACGCTCAATAGCAATCTCGGTGAGAGCCTGCAACCTTGCTCGGGTGTAATACATTCCAAGGATTCCGTCGAACTGGCCTCGGGGCTTGTCGAGGGTGATGCGCTGGGGGATGACAACGAGGGGCATTCCGGTGCGGTTCGGGATGCGGGACAGTTCCACGGCGGGCCGTCCGGCGTAGGGGATGCCGGTGATCGGGTCACGGTCTTTTTCATAACCGATAACGGCGGTGACGATTTCGTTGTCGCAAACGTATTCGATGATGGTGAACAGGTCGTCCCATTTGGGGTTGCCAACTCGGAGCAGACCATCGATGGCGTTGCCGAAGTTCTGCATAATCCAACGATATGTACGTGAATATGTGAAAATTACGTTGTCGGGTACCGGGTTCTCGGGGTCTGATGGGGGTGCGGCAAACGTATCGAGCGGGTTGCGGATATGCCATTCAACGATCCGCTTATCCATGTTGGGCTTAAGAAAGACCGGGGAGGAGGCGTAGGCGTAGTAGTGCCGGTAGCGGCGACGGTCTTTCTGTTGCATTCGGTTGTTTGCCCAGATTGATTCGATTGCTCGTTTGCGGTCACGAGCCAGTTTCATCGAACGATCCTGTCCTTCTCGCAACGGCGGGAAATAACAGGTCGGGCTGGTTGATGCTGACCTCATGGACATTTGTTCGAGGCCGGTAACGAAAAGGTTTGCGACTGAGGAGCGGGCGGTGCGGTCAAGTTCTGACAGGGGGACAACCACATCGCCGTTGGCGAGGTGGCGTACTTCCATCATCTGTCGGAGGATCGGGCCAATGGCTTCTCTACGGCTTTTGTAGAGATCAACGATTTCTTCGACAGTTTTCATTCAAGACCTCTGGTTGGCGCAGTCGTGTCTAACGATAACATATTACGCTCTTTTGAGCATCCATGACGGCCGCCACTGGCGGGGTGGCAGTTTGACGGTCGTGAGGTTTGGCAGGTTCAGAATCGCCATCCACAAAGCCATCACAAGGTCAGTTCCGTTCTTTTTATCTCGGGTCCATTTGGTGAGTTCGTCGACGATGGCGAGGGTTTTCCAGTTGGCCCGCATTGTGGGGAACCGGATTGAGCCGGATCGGAGGAGCGGCGGGATGAGGGCTTCAACGCCGAGGTTTTCGTCAACTTTGTTGCGGGTGGTGGTGTGGGGGATGATGTTGACGTTGTGGAGTGCCTGCCATTTACGGACGAAATCGTGTTGAAGGAGGAATCGTTGGGCGGCGTTGATTTCGACAACCCAGTGGGAGATGGGGTAGCCCATATCATAGGACCGGTTTTGCCATTCTTCCATTTTGCCTGCGTAGATACGGCTGGTGGTGTCGTATCCGAGTACGTCTTCGGCGGTCATTTTGGTGCGTTCAATGTCGACGACGTGGTACAGGTTTTGTTCGGGTTGGTAGATGATCCAGACGAACGCCCAGAACATGGTGGGGCTGGGGTCGATGGCGACGATGGAGACCCACGGGTGGGCGAGGTCTCTGGTGATGTTGCCGGGGAACCGTTCGGAGTCGATACAGCCGGGGTAGAGAACGCCGTCTGGGCCATTTCCTCCGGTGATCCATGTGCGATCCGCCAATCTGTTTTCGATGTCAAGGTCTTCTTGCTGATACACAACCCGGAAGATGTCAGGTTTGTTGTATCTGATGAATGACAGGTCTTTCCATGAAAGGCGTTTCGGGTCGAGCAAAGGGCCGTTTGGGTATGGTTCGGCGGTGAAGGCACGGGATTTAGGGCCCGTATCCAACTCGTCGTAATACGCTTTGTAGATGATGTGGCGATACTTTTTTTGTTTCAGAGGCTCTTGGGCTTCGGCTTCCTCAGGGGTGAGGACGTCTGAGCCGTCGTAGTTCAGGTCTTCGTCGATGTCGTAGGTTTCTTTTGCCAGACAATGGGCGTACAGGTCGCCGGAGCCGAGTCTCTGGCCGATTACAGCGAGGAGGCCGCCGGGGTCACAGCGAGCCTCGGCCACATTGTCCCACCGTTCCAACAGTTTGTCCCTCGCAACTGATTCTCGGGCGTTGTCTGGGGAGGCCACATCGTCAAACAGGCACAGATCGGCACGGTGACCAATGAATTCTGCTTCGATTCCGTAGGCACGGACGGTGGGTTCTTTGTTGTCGAGTCCGTTTCCGTCTACCTGTTCGACAACGAACTCTTCAGCCCGCCACAACGCCCCCTTGTCGACGGGTTTAAACCGGCCATAGTCGATAGAGAGGCACCCTTCGGCGTTGATTGCTAGTCCTTTTTGGATCATGATCGGGTCTGGTTCCATAGGGGTGACCCGTTCGAGGGTTTCACGGATACGGCGGGAATACATCTTTGCCATTGCCGCCGAAACCGAACCGATCATCACACGAATACGCCTGTTACGACAGATTGCCCACACCGCAACATCATGAAACAGGGTGGATTTACCTGCACCCGGAGGAACATTCAGAACAACGAACTCTTTTTCTTCGGATTCGAGCAGTTCAACCAGAGTCACTGCGGCTTCTACCTGCCACGGGCTAGGAACCCTGCCCAAATATCTCCTACGGAAATAGTCGAAATCCTCCAACCCTCGTTTTGCTTCGTCAGTTAACTGGTCATACGGAATAGCAGAAGGCAAATCAACCGCATCCATCAGACGTTGATAATCCAACGCTTGACGGCCACCTGATCCGGACCCTCGTGAGCCTTTTGCTTCAGCCTCTCGACGTGCCGCCTCGGCTTCTTTGGCTTTTTTCAGCCAGCGGGAACCGGTGTTGTAATGCACCCCGGCTTGGGCGCAGGCTGATTTGATGTTTTGGCCTGCGGCAATAAGAGCAAAAAATTTTGCTTTGTCTTGAGCCGGTACTGCTCGTTTAGTCCCCATCAGAAATTACCGTTTATTACGGTTGGCCTTCTTCGTCACCGCTTTCCCACCAGCCAAACCAGCAGTCAAACCACCAATGCCAGCGGCTTTACGGGTTGCTTTCAAACCAGCAGAAATAGTTTCTTGCTTAGCCCGTGCGCCAGAAATCATCGCTGTTTTTTCAGCGGCTCTGTATAGGCCGCCCATGCGTTGAGCCTGCTGAGCCTCGGAGCCGATCCTTGTCGAACGAAGCATCGGGCCAAACGGGGTTTGGGTACGAGACACCTTCCCACCTTCACCAGTGGCTTTAGCCAAACCACGACTAGCCGCACCGTAAGTAGCAGTAGCAGTCTTCGCAAACTGCCGGGTACCGGCGGCACGGGTCAACGCACGACCAGCAACCGTTGCCCCTTTAGCAACAGCACCGCCCACAACTCCGCCAACACCTAGTTCAATACCGGTACGGACAACACCTTCAACAATCTTCTGCTTCCGATCCTCAGCGTTCCACTTAGCACGGCTTGCAGAGGTGCCGGGAAGAAAATCACGACGCCCTGACTTGGCCAACCCGGTCGCCTTTTGCCCTTTTGCTGTGATCGCTTCTGTTGGCTTCACCTTTGTCTGTGCAGGGAAAGAAACCTGCTTCCCTTTGTAGGTAACAGTCTGACCTTTCGTGTTCATTCCACGAGTGTCTTTCGGGTCAGACTTTTTCTTTGCCATACCTTGCAAGATACCACATCGGCCGTTATGATTCCCGGTAGCAGGTTTTGTCGAAGCAGTATCGGCGGGACTGTCTGGACGCACGGTGATACTAGGTAAGTCCGGGGAATTCATACCGACAGGTTGCAACTGTCTGGTCGCAGGTTCGACTCCTGCCGCAAAACCCTGCTACACTTCGCAACAACCGAGCAAGCCCTCACCGTCGGGAGACAGGCGAGGCACCCACGGCCACGTAGGGGATCGCACTCTGCTGGTAGATGAAACACGGAAACGTGGGTCGATGTTCCCTGCAACCAACAAGTATCCATGACCGTCCTTGCCCTGTTGCGTAAGAGGAACAAGCGGCGTGATGAACGACAGATCATCGAAGAGATATCTCGAAACGGTGTCGGCTGAAAATCTTGGCTACGGCTACCGACTGTGTGAGCAGTGAAACGTGGGGGGAAGCCATCTACCTCTCTGTGCGGGCAACTCCCGCCTCGCTTCGCTCGTTGGGCTACCGCCCTCACTGCGTTCGGTTGCTCACAGGAGGCTGTGAACAATGTGTACAACACCTCAAACGTGGAACACTTGTACAGAAATATGCACACCAACCACACACAGAGACCAAAACAACCACCCACAGCAAACACCCCAAAAGAGTGAATCCATCTACGAACAGATACATACCTATACACACCCCCCCACCCTCGGCACAGGCCCGGTTCGGTGGCGTGTGGGGCCGGGGGGTGGCGGGGTGCGGGTGCTTGACGTGGCCGGGTGGCGTGTTGGTGGGTGATCGAGCCGGGTGACCCCCCTCCACCGGGTAGGCGTGTCGGCATCTCGTGGTGGCGGGGCGGCGATGCCTAGGTGCTTGCTGTGGTTAGCGGGTGCTTGCTGTGGTTAGCGTTGTTTCACGTGAAACACGAACACTTGTTTGGTTGTATGGCACAAGGGAAAATCTTGTCTTAGGGGTTGACACGGGGGGGTAAGTGTTGTACGCTTGCGTCAGTGAGTGGGAGAGACCCGCCACCGACAGACAAGGGGAACACATGACAACTGAGGCACCGTTCATGGACTCGACGGGCGCACCGTCGTGGCAACCGGACCCAAAGGTTCGAGCGCTCGACGTGTGGCACCGTGAGTGGGTCGAGCACCTTAACCGGGTGCGGAGGCTACAATACCTTATCGAGGGGCTCGAAGAGAACCTCTCGCATCTTCGTGGAGAGTTGGCCAAGGCCGAGGCGGCCGCCAAGGAGCACGCCCTCAGCGAGCGCCCGACACTCTGAGTCGAAACGCCCTCCGGGGCGTATGGCGTGGAATGGCCTCCCGCCACTGATGAGACAGGCCAAGACAAGGGGAACACATGAAGACAGACACAAGGACGAGCGAGGGCGTGACTCTCGCTCCCGTGGTGGAGGCGCTCCACACGGTCTACCGGGAGCATCTCGCCCCCGCCGTCAAGGCGGCCACGGGGCTCGATCTTCTCCCGGCCGTGTTCGTGGTCAAGCGTGACCAACGAGCATGGGGGCACATTACGACAGTGCCGACGTGGCAGACAGAAACGGAGGGGCTCGACATCGACTACCCCTACGGGGCGGTGGCGGTGTCCATGGGCGCACCAATGACAGTGACCACCACGGCCGGGTTCCATGAGATCATGGTTTCCGGTGAGAATCTCGCTCGTGGTGCTCGTGACGTGTTCGGGACCGTCGCTCACGAGGCCGCCCATGCGGCCAACATTGCGGCGGGGATTCGTGACACGGACTCGAACGGCCGCCACAATAAGAAATTCCAAGCGGCCGCCGAGGGTCTCTTCGGTCTCACGATCACCGAGGCCAAGGGCATCGGGTGGAGCGTCACCACGGTGTCGGACGAGTGCGCCGCACGTTGGGCGGAGGCTATCGGGCTCCTCGACGAGGCCATAGCGGTGGCGGCTCCACGAGCCTCCGGCGGGTTCGGTGTCTTCGGTGGCGGCGGGGCACGTCCTAAGACAGGCCCGGGTTCCCGTGGCGGCTCCGGCCGGGATAAGAACCTCCGAAAGGCCGTGTGCGGGTGCGGTGACTCAATCCGGGCAAGCGCCAAGGTGCTCGCCAAGGGCATCGGGTGCGAAGAGTGTCAGGAGCATTTCCTCCCGGTGAACTAGCACGAGGGGCGGAGGGGCTCCGGCTCCTCCGTTCCCCCGGTCCCATGGGTTGCGGCTCGTGGCACCGGGGGAGCGACAAGGCTCCACACGTAAGACAGAAAGTAAGGGGAAGAGATGAGAGAACAGTACGAGACGGTGCTAGGCGGGGAGTTTCTCGCCTCGCACTACCCGGAGGCCGCACAAGTGGCATACCGGGTCTATGTGGAGATGTCGAGCGGGTGCTCCACCCCGGTGACTAAGGCCAAAATGGCGGCGGCGCTCCGAGATGCCAAGGCACGAGGCTACGAGGATCTTGCCCTACAGGCGCTCCTGTCCCGCCGTCGGCAACGACTCAACACTGCGACGGTGCTCCAGCGTAAGTGGCAGAGCAAAATTTCCCGCCGTCCCGGCCGCCAGCGTCACCACGATTCGGCCGAGATTCGGGAGCGCTACGTCCGGGGGGAGTCTTAAGACATGACTACCACGACAAGTGACAAGGCCCCCGGGGTACGGTGCCAGTGGTGCGAGACGGAGACACCCGCCGACGAGCGCACCTACGTGGAAGGCGGCGAAGTGTGTCCCGTGTGCGGGTGCGGGGCGGAGATGCTCGAAGAGATGCCCGCCGACGAGGAGGAGCGGCTCCTATGTGGAGAGTGCTCCGATGACATGGGCGTAGTGTTCGACGAGTGGCCGAGCGCCCTCGATGATCTTCCCGCCTCTGACCGTATCCCTTGCTCGAAGTGTGGGGGGTGAGTCTTAAGGCAGACAGGGTGGGCGGTATGGCCGCCGTGCCGGGTTCGATTCCCGGCCACCCGCTGGGGTACTTGACCCCTCCCGGGAAATGTATTACTCTTCCCGGTATCAACAACAGAAAGGGGAGCACGTGAGTGCTTACATCTTAGACAGTGACAACATAGATCTACTGGTCACGGCGGCGCTCCGTGGCATCGGTTCGGAGGGCTCGCTCCGGGTCTACCACGAAGGCGAATGGCACGAGTGGAACCGCTACGAGAATGCCGACGAGTTGGGGCAACTCCTCGTCGATGCGAACGTGGCCAGTGTCAATTTCCGATACAACGAAGACACCCCCGCCTACGACTACACCTACAACGGGGCGGGAATCATCGACTACATCGGGAGCCCCGCCGCACCGTGGGGCGTGGTACTGGCGGCGCTCGACTGCTACGAGTATCAATCCTGCGAGGCGTACGAGACATGGCCGACGAGCCTCGCCAAGGCGGCCGTCGATGTGATCAGGCGGAAGGTCTGCCGCAAGGTGTCGAACGAGTGTGACGCTCGCTGGGACTGGTCACGGGCAGACATGGCCAAGCGCCTCGAAGCACTGACAGAAAAGGCAAGGGCTTAAGACAGACCAACGGGCGGGGCAAGGCCCATGCCGGGAGCCACACCCGGCCGCCCACCATGTCACCCCACTCCGGGGCGGCAGTAGCAACACTCCGAAGGGGAGAACATGACAACGACAGACAACGCACCAGCGGCCGGGATTCCCCGGCTCCGGTGGATAGCAGACAGCGGCCACGAATGGCTCGAAGTACCGCTCGCCACGTGTAAGGGGCTCGACATCTCGACCTACTCCTACCAGCACAACGGGTTTGCCTACTTGGAAGGTGACTGTGATGCGGGCGTGTGGTTCCGTCACTATGGGTTCACGCCGGAGGCGGTGCGAGACATGGCGATTCCGGCCGAGATCATCGACGGCGACTGGGTTGGCCGCAGGTACGACAGATTCCAGCAAGGAAAGTGAGGGCTTAAGACATGAAGATTGAGATGCTGACGTGTGGCTCGTACTGCCCCGCTTGCGGGTGGTCGATCACCAAGACCGCCGCAGGCAGGTTCCCGACGCTCGACGAGTGGGAGAAGAACAACCACGGAGCGAAGTGCTCGACGTGTGGCGAGCCGCTGATGCCGCACGAGTTCCCGGCCTCTGAGGCGGGTGGGGTATGGGCAATGCTCCACTCTCATGACTAGCGAACGTATGTTCGATACTTGACAAGCGTTTCACAATTTGGGAAAATGAAAACAACGAAAGGGGAACAGATGAGTTCCGAATACAACTGCGACGAATGCGCAGAAGAAACACAAGAGGGGTACTACCCACAAGACGGGACAGAAGATCGCCTGTGCCGCTCGTGTATGGAATCCCGCCGAACCAGCCGATGCCAGTACGGCCACGACAACTGCGCCACGGTTCACCGTGGAAGATGCGAGGGGGAATCATGACCACACCAAGAAAACACCGGGGCTGTCTGCTCTGGCCGATACTCAACGACGACACCGGGCAGGTGGACTACTGGGAAGTTCACGAGCCCTGCCCTGAGAGTCATCTCGTACGTCGGGCAGGGGGCACCGTGGATCAGGCCGAGTGGCTCGACTGTTGCCACTACAACATGGAGCCCGAGGGCCGAGCCTCGACACTTGCTGAAGCCAAGGCCCTGACTTACGACATCGCACGCAACTACCGACGATTCGCACAACTACAACAACTCATTGGAGGGAACCGATGAAACCAGAAACCCACAACGTAGGCGTGATCTTCCGAGACTACGCCTACGCCAAAGAAACCAACAGCGGCCCGTACTACTGGCGCATCGTGAAAGGCCAAGGCCAACAGCACGAGATCGTCCGGTCAGCGGTGGACAACACAACCGAAGAACACCCGAACGCCACGATCTACATGGTGATGCCGAAAGCGTGGGTAGGAGACCTCATCAACGTGTGCGGGCTCCTGAACGACAGAGAAGGGATTAAGTCATGAGTACCACATGGACAGTCTGGGTTGGCGGCATCGACGACAACTACCAGACACAGCAAGAAGCAGAGCAGGCGTACCAACGCTGGGTACGAGAAGGCTACGACGACGTACAACTGGAGAAAGAGGACCGCAATGGACACTGAAACGGTGACGTGCGAACGATGCCAGAGCCAGACATCAGAGACCGAAGCCTGTTGGTACATGGCTCAACCAATTTGTCCCGAATGCTTTCTTAAGGAGAACCAATGAACCGCTACACCATCACACTCGTTATCGAGACACCGTACAACCCCGACAAATGGGACTGGACAGCCCTACTGGACTGTGAACCCGACGAAAACATCATCTCTGTGTACGTCACAGATACAGAAAGCGAGACAGCATGAACCAGAAAGAACAACTGTTGCAACTGGCAGAACAGTTCCGCAACGCAGGCAACGACCTTGCCCTGTTCCTATCATGCGAAACACCAGAAGAAATCTTAGACCTGTTCGGCACAGAGTACCCATTTGGAGAATCGTTCGACGACATCGTGGAACAAATCAACAACTGGGTACGCACAATGAAAGAGATCACAGCATGAACCGCTACCGTGAACACTGGAACCCGAACCACCCGGCCGTCATGGCATGGCTCGACCAACACCCCGACGGACGTGACAGCCTCGCCTACCGCAAGGCGATGGTCAGACAGCGACGAGGGCTGAACCACCCCAGGAACCACGACAGGCTCCGAGCCATGACAGGCATCGCACTGCTCATCGGCTCCGCCGTGACAGCAGGACACGTTATCTCGTTCGTGATCGTCGGCATCGCAGGGCTCGTCCTCTACCCCTTTCTTAAGAACGGGGCGCAAGGCTAAACAACCATGGCGATCTTCCCTGAATACAGGATACGATGCGACAACTGCGGCCGCATCGACCACTTCACAGGCAGGTCAGAACGGCACATCTGGAAACAGGCAAGGGGAAACCAATGGCGACGGCAGCGAGGCGGAGACATCTGCCCAGAGTGCTCCGGTATCAACACCGACTACTGGCACGTCGGCTTCTAAAAGAACCACCACCAAAGACAGAACGCTGGGTGATCGTGTTCACCACCCTGAACGGGCACCCGCTCCGCTACTACCGCTACTGCCAACAGAACGGGTGGCGCTGGACAAAACAACCCCACCTTGCCCAAGTGTTCCGGTCTTACGACCAAGCCAACAGCACAGCCCTGCTGTCATCACTGGCATGGCAATCCGACTACCAGATACACAAAATCGAGTAGCATCTGCTACGCTCAGATCGAGCCCCGGCTGTAGGTTTCCCCTTCCCTACAGTCGGGGTCTCATTCTTTCCCGAGCCAACTGGTCCCGCTCCTTCGGACTTAAGCCACCCCACATACCGTCACGTCTGCCCGTCTTCTCCTCGAACGGCATCTGAAACTCCAGACATTCACGAGAGACCGGGCATCTGGAACAGAACGCTCGTGCCTTGCTCCACACGTGCGGGCCAAGTTGGACAGACTCAGCATCAGGGAAAAAAATGCTGATGTCTTTGACGTTTCTACATTCAGCCCGATCAAACCAACTAGGCATTCTTACGTCGCCCCCTCTTTGCTGACTTACGTTCCAACTGTGCTTTCGTTGTCCGATGCGCATGGCACACACATGGGCAGGTGTCGTGAACACTTTGATCCCAGACCGTCATTGCCCTGTCGATCTCACCGCAGTGAACACAGTCAGGGTGTGCTCGTGTGAACTCAAACGTCACGACACAAGCGGGTTGCGGAACTTTGTTGCAGGGTGATTAGCCTCGACCGCTTTACGTTCTTCCTGTGAACGGTACGGCCTTATGACATGGATACACACGTCGTCGAACTCCTCGGTCTGTTGCTCTTCGGCTTTAGACATGGGGATACCGTCGTGGGTAGCGCACACCGGAGGCCCAACGAACCCCCGCTGTAGACCCCACTCCATCCATGTGTCGAAGTCAATCTTCGACAAGTCCATCAGAACTCCTCGAACTGATCGACCTGACGTGCGTTCGGGAACACGTTGCCAATCTTCGCCATGACCTGCTCAGTCTGGTCCTTCACCCAGCGGTCCCAGCGGAGCGACATACCGATCTCATCAGCCACAACCTTGACCGACTTTCCTTTGGTTCCGTCCTTCTTGGTGTATTCCTCCACCTCATAGCGGCCCGACACGATGACGCTGTTGCCCTTGGCGGCAGATGCGGCGAAGTTCTCAGCCAATCGGCCGAACGCTACGACGTTGTGCCATGTGGTCTTCTTCTTGTCGTCCTTGCCGTAGGTGTCACCGACGCTGAACTCGATGATCGCCATGCCTGACTGGGTGAACCGCAACTCTGGTTCTTGGCCGATGTTGCCGTGGATTGTGATGTGATTACTCATGGGTGTTCCCTTCTTTCTTTTGTAATGGGATTGTTTTGTTGGCTTTCCTAGCACAGGGGTGTGTCGGAATACTGGACAGAGAAACGTATGTCGTAAGTACGATACGGCAACGGTCGCAGTACCATTCAACTTTCTTTGTCACGGGTCGGTCTCTCCCTCCTGCATTGTCGGCACTCACGCCCACCGGAGGGGCGAGTATAGGTGTTCTCTGGTGTGTATTCATGTCCGTAGGGGCAGTGGGTTCGGGTGGCGTAATAGTGGCGGCCTCGTTCGACGACATCTTTCATGTTGTCTGACTGAGTGCCTGCTTCTAGGTGATGAGGATTGCAACACCGAGGGTTGTCGCAACGGTGGCGTACCACAGGGGGCCAAAACAGGTTCGACAGGTAAAACGACAGGCGGTGTGTGGCCCGGTGTTTCCCTGCGACATAGACCTGTCCGTAGCCGTCGGATCGGCGGGAGCCTTGCCATTCCCAACAGTCGGATGGTAGACCGACCATAACTCGTCGCCAGAATCGGGCTGTGTCCCGGTATGTGAAGGCTTCCCCCACGGGTCGGACATTAGCATCCTCGTTTCCACTTCTGAACTTTCGGGTGGCGGGAGATACAGATGTACCGCTGGAGAATCTTGGTTTGCTTCAGGCAAGCCCACCCCCACGGGCCAACTCTCCACACCAGTTCGCCGTGCTTGGTGACGTAAGACGAAAAGGCGATTGCATCGGCAACCCTGATCTGCTGGCGGGGGGTTAGACCTTTGGCGGAGTGGTACTTCGACCAGCGGCGGAAAGTTTGACGGTGGATGCCTAGACCGCCTGTGTAATTGCGGGTGGAGTGGTCCCAGTTGGGTCGTCGGGTGCCGGGGAGCCCGGTTTCACAGGTGCCAAGGATGTCGTAGTAAGCGTCGGGCATGATTGCGCCGTACTTCTTGCGGCTCATATCAAGATCGTGGTTGTGGTGGGCCTGAGCCGGGGCCGACACGATGAGGGTGGACAGGGACAGAATGGTTGCGGTTGCAAGTTTTCGCAAGGGTTTCTCCTTTGACGGGGGACATGACTAGGTAGGGGGCATAGACCTCCAAAGGTTTTGTGAAACGGTTCGTGTCAGTCTAGTCGGAACACCGGACAATGCCGAACAGACACCTCAAGAAACTGTTCAGCGGTTGTGTATTTAGTGTTCTTACTTACAACCCGAGCCGAAGCCATCGTGTCATCATCAACTACCAACACACACGATCTGTCGTCGTTGAGCATCGTGAAGTAATGACCCGGTGCGATGAACTTTTGTTTCCGTGCAGAGAAATGAACTGTGTCATAAGGAAACTTTCTGCCTGACCAGTTGTGTTTCACTTCAACTTCAAAGCCGTAGTGTTCCATGTTCCTCATAGCAAGGACATCGATCCCGTATTTGTCGGGGTTCACCCACGCATAAAAATCTTCACTGAACAACCAGTCGATGATGAGATATTTTGCATCATCATCAGCGTCGTACAGGTCAGAGTCAAATGGTTTCTTCCCCATCGAAGCATCCTTCGTAAAAGTCCATACCCCAAATCTGGGCAGGGTGAAACCCGAACTTGATCGCCCACTGATCGGCGTAATACACCTGAATACCACCAGCCTTGCGCCAACTGTAGAGACGATGCGGGTCAAGGTTCTGCAACTGGCCTGTCCGTTCCAACGCCGCAACCAGCGGTTCGTACGGGAGTTTCAGTTTCGACGGTCGAGGACGACCAGCCAGCCGTGCGATGCTCTTAGCCTTACGGCAGATATCGCAACGACAGCCACGGTCGTAGCCGCCGATGCTGTGAACCAGCGGCTTGTTATATCGACGCATCAGTATCCCGCTTCGATCAACAGCCCGACAAGGATGCGGGTGGGCAGGATTGCGTACCATTCGCCGGGGTCGGTCGTGCCACGCTTCTTGGCGATCACAGCACCGACATCTACACCAGCGTTCACCATCTCTGCTTCCAGTTCTTTGACCCATTCAGCCAGTGACAGTTGTTTGTGGTTCTTGACCTCGAAAACGACTGGGCCACAGCCGGTGATGTCGCCTTTGTCGGCGGTGCCGTGCAACGCTCGACGCTCTGCGTGGGGGAAGCCGTGGTCACGGAGGTATCGGACGACTGCGGTTTCTGCGGCAGTGCCTTTAGCCCTCTGCTTACTCATCTTCTTCTTCCTCGTCATGGTCAACCTCTTCATGGTCGCCGCCACAGTCACACGGACGGTGACCGTTGCACCAGTCACACGGGCCATGCTCCCACGACCAACGGCTTGAACAGGTACAACCCCTAGCCATAAGTCCTCGCCAACTCCCTAGCCAGCCGCTCAGTCTCGGCCGTCAACTCAGCAATCCTCTGCTGAAGCACAGTCACCTTGTCCCGCCAGCGTTGAATCTCCCCCATCAAATCCTCGATGTGGTCACGGGTGGTTCCAGCGTCAGGCATCAGAACGGCTCCGGTGAAAACTCAAAGTCATACGCACGGGCCACAAGATCACGAATCAACTGCGACCTACGCTGACCACGCTTCTCCGACAACTCCTGCAACTGACGCAACTGTGTCTCCGTCACACGGATACCAATGATCTTCGACGACGCCTCAGATGCGGTCGGGTCTACGGTTCTTTTGTTCGGCATCACTCACCTTCCTTAAATGTCTTAAGTTCCTTAAACGCTTCACGCAACGCATTCAAATCGTTTTCCATGATCGGCTTGTCCCAATCCAGACCAGCATTACGGGCAACAGTTGCCGGGTCGAGCCCAGCCTTCTCACACGCAGTCATGAACTGGGTTCGCTGTTCCTCCGTCAAAGGCTGTGGCTCTGCCGAGGCGGCGGCACGGGCGGCCATACGCTCCGCCACCTGTGCGGCTTTCGCTGTACGAGGAGCGGCCTGACGGGTCGGCTGATCCACGTCATCCCATTCCTGCTTTGTCCACAACGACAGGCAGATACCGAACCGCATGGCGGCATTACGGAGAAAGTCTGACACAAGTTCCTTGTCGAGGTCGGCCTTGTCTGCCGACACGGAGCCAACACCAAGACGGCCCTGCCCCAGCAGTTGAAGTTCGCCCCACATGGTTGCTGTCCCGTTCTGAATGTGGATAGCGGGTCGGCCGTTGTCCCAGCCGCACGGCACCCAACGCCAGTTCGGGTCGATCTCGATGAGGATTTTGGTGATGTCGGCATGACCCACAAAATCCAACTGGCGGCCACCCTTGGGCAGTTTGCCAACGATTTTCGGGTCTGGTACTGCGTAGTGCTTCAGCACATCCAACAGTTGCTTTGCATTTTCTGACATGGTTATCTGCTCCCCTTAATTAGGAATGTACGTGTGGTCACTTGCTTGCTGAACTGACGGGCAATCTCAGGCATGGCGGCCTTGAATGCTTTGATGTCGAGAGAGTCACGAGTCTGCCCCTTCCACGTCGCTACCGTCGTACCGTTGATGGTAGCGGTGTCGGCATCACCAATCAACTCGCAAATGCGAGCCTTCAACTGGTCTTCCAACTCTTGATATGACTTAAGTTCGGACTTCACATGGCGGAGTTGTTCGATCAACCCCAACGTGTCTTCCGGCAACTCGACAGTCTTTGGTTCAGGCTTCGGATAGCGGGTCGTGATTGTTTCGTATGACCAATGCACACCGCTAGGGGTCATGCCAAGATCAATAGCGTTAAGCCATTGTTCGACAGCAGAGATGTGTTCTGCTTGTTCGGCTGGGGTGATGACCTGTGTATGAAGATGCAACTTCATTGACGGGTCAAACACTGCCCATGTGATTTCTTCCACGTCGGCGCAGATGGCCTGTTGGATTCCTTGGATGCGCCAATAGTCGGGCAGGTCGCCTTCCCATGTTTTGGTAGTGGTTTTGATTTCCAGCACTTTGCGTGTGTCACCGTCTTCGTAGAACCCGTCGAGAGTGGCAATCATTCGTGCCCCACCCTTGGATTCTGCGACAAACATTTCATCTGGTGTGACGAACGGGATAGCAAGCCTGTCGGATGCCCACTGCATGATTGGGTCTTCCAGCCGGTTGCCTCGTTCCATCGCCTCATTCGGTGGAACCGGCTGAGGCGGGACATCTGACATAAGTTCAGCGGCGTAAGTGTCTTTCGGAACGAACGGGTGAAGCCCGTAGATAGCGGCGGCCGCTGAGGCTGATACCCGCTTGTTCCCTTTCTCGTCCCAGAACCGGGCGTTAAGCCAGTCCCCCGACCCGTGGGTGGGTTTAGTGATCCGATACCGATGAAGTGCCATGTGGCCCCCTTCTATGTTGAGTGATTGCTCGGCACTCTATAGAAGGGGTGTATCACTGTCAAGAAGAAATATGCAGGTCTTTTGTGAAGGGACGCAAAAAGGTCAAACTGCGGGACATAGACACCGGGACATGGATCACATGGTCAATGTCGTCATGCGGGGTGATGGACTGGATGATGGTCACATGACCTTCTTTGCCGCCCTCATCCACGGGCAACAGCCAGCCGCAGGTTTCGACGAGCAACTCGCCGTCAATTTCCCATTCGCCACGGGCGGTCCAGCCTTCAGAGTCGGCGTGTGCGTCAGCCCACACAAGGATCACTGGTTGGAGTTCAGTCTTGGGGGTCATCTGGTTCCCCTTTCACACCACACACAGCGCAATAGCGGGAATCTTTTTCGGGCCATGCGTTGCCGCACTCGGGGCAGGACAACCAGATGAGGGTCATGGCTAGATGTTAGGCGACCTGACGGTGGCTTGGCTTTTCCTTGTGGCGCAAGGATTCCAGTTCTTTCATGGCACGAAGCAGGACAGCCTGTTCCCCTTGTGGGACATAGAGGCGGCGGAGGAAATACAGGAGTGTGTCGATGGATTCGTTGCTCATAGGAGAAGCAACTTTAGATCACTTGGAAGTGTTTCTCTTTTTCGGAACCGTTGGTTTTTTCGGTGTCGTCACAAGATTTTCCAGATCGGTCAAACGATTTTCAATCCTGTCGATAGCGTCACGCAACGACGCCCCGCCGTTGTTCACCATGTTCGCCTCAACGACGGAGACAGCGTTCTCGATCCTGCGGCCCCATCTAACGACAGGACGCACAAGGGTTTGCCAGATGATGCCGAACGCACCGACCACCGCCCCTGCTGTGATGATCCACTGTGCGGCGTTCACCGGTTTGCATCCTCATAGACTTCAACAGCCGAACGCCACAAAGAACACAGTACGAGCAGAACACCCACACCGACACCAAGAAAAAAACCGAGAACCATTTGATTACTGTCCGGGCTTGGGGAGGGATCGCCATACTGCTTCAAACTTGGCGGGGTTGTCAGCCATTTCGGGCGACAGTTCAAAGTGGAGCCAGCGACCGCCTCGGGAACCGGCGTTGTCCTGAGCGTTGTAAATCTTCACGCCTCGCTGACCTTCGCCACGGGAGCAACGGTAGCCACGACCCCACCCCAACTGCTTGTCTTTCACATTGTCGTCGTAGGCGTAGTCGTGGATTTCTTCAATGCCGAGTTCCTTCGTGTATTTCAGGAACCAGTCCCACGCCTCGACAGCATCCTTGCGGTCCTTGTAGCCGACATCACAGGCACGACCCGTTGCGTGGACGCTCAGCCAGCGGGGGTCGCCCTTCTTGGCTTTCGGGTTGTTCATGGAACGGTTGACGAAGATCCCCATGTTGGTGAATCCCCACCGCTTGCCGCAGAGTTCGACCAGTTTCTTTGTGCCGGGTCTGGCACCGACTCGGCTGAGGCCGTCTGAGTTTCCTGTGTATTTGCGTCCCGGCATTATGGCCTCCTCAGTGAAATGGTCATCAGGTCAATCATAAAAAATAGCAGACAGACAATCAGCGAGATGATCTGTACAGCACCGGACAGGGTGAGAACTACGATGACCATTCCGGCGAGGGTCCATGCGGCTCCGATCAGGTGGCGTAGAAGGCGGGACAGGACACGCCGACGCAGTGGGAGGGGGCCGTGGCCGAACATTCCGATGATGTTGACGGCGGCTACCGGGGTGTCATCTTCTGCGACGACAACTACTTCGGAGCCGATCATGCCTTCGTCAAGTGGTTCCATACCCAGAATGCCAAGCGTTTTACTGTCTACGGCGACCCAGTTGGCGGGCAAGGTTTCGTCCTCATCAAACCGGACATGGACGGTGGGGGCTTTGAACACCAGCCGGAGGAACTTTTCGATCATCTTCTTCTCCTTGTGCTGGTGTTGTTGCCGGTTGATACCCCCGTGGTGGAGATTGTAGCAACAGTCGTTATCTGTACGATTGCGGCGGCGATGACGGTGGTGCGTTGTTCTTCGGTCACCGTGAGGGTGACGGAGAGTGGTCCGATGCCCACCTTCCGTGAGAATGTTTTACGCTTCTCAGAGGGCGTATCAGACGGGAGGCTGACCGGGATAGCGGTCGTTGAAGAAGAAGCCTCTACGACGCTTACAGGAGGGTTTCCGGGGATTGTAGAGGGGGAAACGGAAACGGTTGACGGGGATGACAGGGAGGATGAAGTCAGGCTCGGCCTCAAAGATGAACTCGTAGTCGTCGGGAATGTCGTCAAAGGAACCGAACTCGATGATGGCGTCAGCGATGGCTGAGATAAGGCCGAGGGGGGAGACACGCTCACCGTTGTTGTCGAACTCGGCACCGTCAAGATCGTCGTCGTCGTAGTCGATGTTGTCGTGGTCGGGTCGGGCAGTGTCGCCGTAGTGCTGGACGATTCGGGCAAAGTCGATGTAGGTGGCAGGATCAACTCCGGCAGGCTCGTCGTAGTCGTCGTCTGCAATAGCGTCGTAGACGGCTCGCTCGTAGGCGGCACGATGGTCGTCGTGGTCCCAATCGTAGAGGTCGTCGTCGTCAGGTTCCATGCCGACACACTAGCCGTCAAGTCATAATGCCAACCATCAACCCAACGGTTCGGATCACCACAACAGATACCAGCCCTCAAACGGTACGACCCCGGCTCAACCTGTATCTCGATGCGAGACATCAACGACTGGTAATCGTCGTTCGCTGTCAGCAGATCACCTGTCTCGTTGTAGAACCACAACATGGGGTCGGTCCACTGGCCGTCAACATTAGTTGTGTACGCAACAAAAACCGTAGGCTCAACGAACGAGAACCAATAGTCAGATGCGGATGTCACCCGATACGGGTTGGCCTGCGCTGTCGAAGCCAGCAGTAGAACACTGGCCCCGAACAGGACAGCGAAGAATCTAAACTTCGTACTGATCTTCGACCGGAGCCGGGTCAGCCTTTGATGCGTTCACAGCGTCACGGGTTTCCGACTTCACACCAAACGCCTCATCCACCTCAGCGGCAGTCAACTTCCCATCAAGCGATGCCTGCGCCAACTTCGTCAACACATTCGCCACCGCAGTAAACCCTGCCAGTGCGGCCGCATACCAGAGAGGCATCTGCTGTTCCGGGTTGATAGCGTTCAACACGCTGGAGCCGGTGATGATCCCAAGCGACGACACAAGGAACAGGGCGACCATGCGCCCGAGGATGTCCTTAGCAACTTTGAAACTCATCATGGGAACAGGCTCCTTATGTCAGCCCCTTCCCGGTCAGGTGGATGTTATCAGGTCTTGATGATGTAGTTCAAAATGATGGTCGGCTGAACATTGTTATGCGCCCCGCCGCCGCCGGTCGCATTGATGATCGGAGTAACTGTAGTGGTGTACGACGGGTTAGACCATGCGGCGGCATCAGTTTTTGGAGACGGCACAATGTTTGCCGTTGTGCTACCACCAGCGTTCCAGTCGCCATACAACTCACGACCAGCACCAGCATTACCGATACTGCCACCCATCAACAAATTGTGGTAATGGCTTGCCTGTGTGTGAGTGTGGCTTGGCATCTGCGCCTCAGTCAGCGTATGTGTCTCAGCACCACCGGTTGCGCCGAACACATCACCATTAACACCACCCGTTTGACCAGTCAAACGATTCGCAGAAGTACCGCCCATATCGTCCTGACCGGCAACCACCCGGCCACGAAGATCAGGCAAATAAAAATCCGACGCCGTGTCAGTACCGAACGCATTGGGACCGAGGACCGAGTACAAAGCCGCATAGGTTGACTTAGAGACAGCCTGACCGTGACACAGCAACCAGCCTGTAGGGGCGTTCGCACCAGCAAAAGAGGAAACAGTACCGGCAGGGACAAGCAACGCTTGAACAGCGGCCGCAAGTTTCGCAAACTCAACACCACCATCAGCCAAACCAGCGGCACTGATTTGACCCCATTCCGGGGCGGTCGCACCGCTGTTTACCTTCAACGCCTGACCCGCTGTACCGATACCCAACCCCGCAAAAGTTGAGGCACCTTGGTAGACGATATGGCCCTGCGCCGAATAGGTCGAAGTCAACTCGTTCGCCTCATCAGCATCCGTCGCCGTGAACACCGGATACACCACAGCACCACCAGCAATCGCAGAACGAGCCGTCGTGTCATCCACACCACGACCATTTGCCGAAGCAGAGGTACTTGCCACAGCAGGATCAACCACTGTTAGTGTCGCCCCAGAAAGCGTCACACACATCTTTTCTTCTTGGGCGGTACCCGGCGCAACCACCACAAAAAACTTCCCAGTCGGCCAAGTCGACGGCGAAGTAGACAAAGTAATCGAAGTCTGCGTAGCCGAACTCACCCCAGACGAACCCAACACAGCCGAAACAGCCGCACCTTTATATGTCCTACGAATCTTCACAGCCATTAGAGTCTCCTACTCCTGAACACTTCTCATAGTAACAACCGCAGTCCCTTCCCAAAGCCACTCCCGATCCTTTCCATCAACCGGGCTGAACTCCAAATCCTCCATAATGGTTGAGATCGTTTCATTCCGATACTGCAAAGTGACAATCGTCGGAGCCTGAATCAACCCCCGCAAAAACAACAACTCATTATCAACATCAAAGAAGTAATCCTTATCCCACACCCTGATGTTGGAATGAAGCAGAATCGGGATACGGAACACCTCAGAACGGAACGGGGCCGCATACGCACGAGCAGTCCACCGAGTCAAAGTCGGCCCCACCAGAGCCGACTCACGGTTCAAAGCGAACTTGAAACGAGCCTCAATCGCCCGATCATCAGACCCGGCAAACGAATTCTCCACATCAGCAGTCGCATCCCACACGCCGAGTTCATCAAAATCAGCACCGTCCAACGCCATGTAGGACACGATTGCCCCGGTCAACGGCAACGCACGAGTATCAACACGGGCAACAAACTTCGGATCAGGGATACCCCACCGGTAGATACCGGTTTCAATCTCGCCCGAGGCAACAAGGTTTGCAGAGTCCTCCACGATCACACCGACCCCGGACACCGTGAAAATCCGTTTGCTGTTCAACTCGGTAACCGATCGCACAACAGCAGTGGACGACCCGTACATCACATCCGACGCATGAGCCGGGGTGTTCGCCGCAATAAACGACGACAAATCCAAACGCCCCAACCCAGTTGAAGTTGAGTCATACGCTGACCAGCCAAACCACACAAACCGGTCCTCAGAAATAAAGTCATACACAGGGCCGGAGGTGGGGATCAACGCACCCGCAACAAGATTATTGTTCGCATCCGTCGAGCAGTACCGGACACCCTTATTTGTGCCGAGAAGAATCGCCCCCAAATAGCCGTGGATACTGGTAGCAAGTTCCCCCAACGGAAGTTCCAACGCCGCAATCGGCTGATCCAAACCAGAAGCATCAGATTTCAAAGTCATCTTGTAGATGATTGACTTCTCACCGGCAGACCCGGCGGCATACACAGCGTTTTGCCCGCCCGCCGCACCAACCCAACGGAAAGTTGTATCCGGATGGGTGTAGTGAACCGTATGAGAACCAGAACCAATGCCGATGACATACAGTTTGTTGTCAACCGAAGCGATACCCCAACCTTTTGCATAGCCAAACCCGGTGTAGGTCTGGCCCGTTGTGCCGCTTGTCGGGAAAAACAATGACACCGACGATGAACCCGGAGTCGTGTAATAAATATCATTATTGGTGTATGCGATGTACACATTGACACCGTTGGTTTCCAACCCTGTAATCGCAGGAGAACCTGCTGGCGCACCAGTTGTCACCGAAGTCCACACCGGGTACTGAGTCACGGACCCACCGGAAACATATGTCCCAGTAGCGGCATTAGTAACAGTGAAAGAAGTGGCCGTCGGCGTTGAAGCAATCGTCACATTTGACAAATTGTATGCAGAAGGGTCAACCCCACTAATAGTGACGGTACGCCCAGCCGTGAAACCATGAGCAGATGAAGTCGTATAAGTGACCGTCCCGCCAGAAGCAGAGACATTGGTGATCGCCGCCTTCTTGACATCAAACGGATCAGTCGTGTACTTCAAAGTGGACCCGTCAGCCACATACACATACTCAGTACCGTTAGATGCCCTCACAGTCACCATATAAAGATTTGTGGCTGAAGTAGACAACGACACCTTCGTATCGTTCAACAGTGTCAACTGGCCCTTCACCCACGGATCAACACCCTTCGACCTGAAAAACCGATAGTCCTGCGCCTCCGCAGTATCGGCATACTTCTGCCCCGCACCCTGATGCCACGACACCTCACCACGCCGCCACAACCCACCCGGATTGATAGCCGCCTCACCCGGAGCCGTCGACTGATCCACCGAATCACGCACCCGAGGCTCAAACCCCCGAGTAAACTGATTCGACCGCAAATCAATCATGTACGGACGGCCAGCAATAGCCACCGGAAACACATCCGGCACCAACGGCGTCGTCGAAGCACCCGTATAAAACGCTGGTGTCCCAACAAACGGGAACGAAAAAGTCAAAGCCACCGGCTAGTCCTTCGTCAAGAAGGTCGGATACTGCCGCTTCAACCGGGCCGACTCAGCCGTAATACGATCCCGACGCATACGAATCAACTGAGTCAACGACGAAGTAACAGCACCAGACGGCACCTCATCCGGGCGGCGAGTATCCCCCTGCGACTCCGTAAAGTTCCGCTTCAACTCCCGAGGAGCCATCATCCTGATCTGCACCCCAAGGTTCACGATGTCCTCACAAGAGGCAGGCAACCCGGCGATGTTGGCAAGCGACTGCGACTCGTTTGACAGCGACACAAACGGAGCCTTATACACAACCCGCAGACGGCCCTGCCGTGCAGGCTGTTCAAACTTCAACGCATACGACGACGAAAAATCATCCGTCGGCATATCCCGCACCAGTTTGAACTTCCTGATCTGGATGTACTCATCAGCGAGATACCGGACATGGACGCTGAGGATGTCAATAATGTCTGCAACTGGCGGCAAATTGATGAACACATCAGAGCCGTTGTAATCCAAGTCAAACGCTTTCACCTGAAACAAACCATGCATCGGTGACGACAGGTCACGCAGTTCATCGTTCAAGGCTTCCAACACCTGCGACCGTGGGAACCGAGGATTGAGCGTGATGATCGCACCAGCGGCGTGAGTAGCCGGGGTAGACCCGTTCCAGCCTCGCTCCACCGTCAGCGTCTTACTACCCGGATTCGCCTCCCAAACATAAAACAATTCGGAGTCGATCTCAAACACGGCACCAGCCCGCAACCCATCCAAATCATACGAACACACCACCGAAGTACCCGTCGTATTTGACAAGGCAGTAGCCAGTTTGTTCTTGGATTCCACCACCCCCGACAACAACTGCCGGAGAGTACGGTTGATGACAACAGTGCCGGTCGACATTACTTCTTCTTACGGCCCTTCTTGGCGGCCATCTTCTTGCCGCCCTTAGCCATGCCGTAACCCATCTTGTCGGCCATCATCCCGGCCTTCTTCTTCGCAGGCTTCTTCATCATCAGGGGACCTCCTACAGTCGTCCCCAGATAATACCCTATTCCCGATACCAGCGCAGATTCGCCCGCAACCGTTCATCATCAGGGGCCAACGCCACCGCCTCCACCCCATGAAACCATGCTGTCTCCCGATCCCCCAAATGGTACGACGCAATCGCCATCAGATCATGCGGCAACCAACCCCACGCCTCCGCATCACACAAATAATCCAACGGTTTCTTCTCAACCCGGAACACCATCTCACAACACGCCCTGACAGAGGCCCAGTCCTGCCGGTCGTAATACACCTTCGCCAACGCAACCCAGTTCTCCCGACGAGACGGGTCCTCAGCCACCGCTAGATACAGCAACCCTTCCGCATGGTCGGGACGCATCTTGGCGATCATCCGACGAGCAGACGCCCGTTCTGGTGGCCAGTTCGACAGACGCAAAAACTCTGCTAGATGATACTGAGCCAACCCGTATTCGCCGTGGTAAAAGTATTCCCGACCGAGGTAATACCTATTGCGGTCGTCGTTCGGCTTTTCCTCAACGGCGAGTTTCAACAGATCAAAATACTGCGCCCGAGACTTCGTATGGTCAGGGTGATGATGGATTTCTAGGCGATCAACCCAGTGCTGGCGTTCCACCACACCCACAGGTCGGAGAACCTCATGCACGGGATGTACCCACTCGTAGCCATGTCGGGAATGAATCTTGTCACCACCATATACAAGCCCTTCCGAGCCGTCTTTATTCCACGACCATATGTATTTATACCGGGGTCGGGTGGTGCCTTCGGGGATTGTTTCTAGGGCTTCACGCCAGCCCGGAGCCAGCACCTCATCCATGTCCAAAGCGATACAGATGTCGATGTCATCCGGCAAGAGCGAGAGGGCGGCGTTCCGGGCTGTGTCAAACCGCCACGGCACAAACTGTTTCCGCACCCACCGAACACCATGTTCATGGGCGAGGCCGGTCGTGGAGTCGGTGGAGCCGGTGTCAAGGATCAACCGATAGTCAGCATCTTTGC